ATCCCAGCCTTAAGGGATTTGCGTGGTGGCTTATATCTCACTGGTACTCCTGGACCAGTTAAAGCTGGAGTATTCTACGAATATTCTCAGTCTAAAAACTGGAAGTCCCATCACTGGACAGCTTTTGATAACCCTTATATGCATTCCCCTCCTGATTTGGATTTGGAGGAGATTCTGCGTGAAGAACGGATTATTAGGGGCATTGATGAATCGGACCCTTCCTATATTAGAGAGACTTTTGGAAGATGGGTCGAAGATAAGGACTCTCTGGTTTTTAAATTTAGTAGGGCTAAAAATACTTATACTGCTCTACCTACTACAGGGGAATGGAACTATATTATTGGAATTGATATCGGATACAATGACTCAGATGCTATCGCTGTTATAGGCTACAATACGCATCACAAGAAAGTTTATTTAGTTGACGAACATGTCAAAAACAAACAAAATATCAGTCAACTAGTAGCCGTAATTAGAGAATATAAAGACGAATATAACCCAATTCGCATGGTTATGGACGCAGGAGCATTAGGTAAGAAGATCCAAGAAGAGCTGCGTATGCGTCATGGGCTTAATATTGATGCTGCAGATAAGGCTAGAAAAGTTGAATTTATCGAATTATTGAATGATGATCTTAGAACAGAAAAGTTTAAGGCATTTAATAAGTCGTTATTTGAAGAGGATTGTATGCTGGTCCAGTGGGATAAGGACTCCAGGATTAGAAATCCTGAAAGACCAAAGATATCAGATACTTATCACTCCGATATTTGTGATGCTGTGCTATATGCGTGGAGAGAGTGTAGACACTACTTATCTGAAAAGCCAGAAATCAAGCCTAAAGACGGTACAGATGCCTATATGAAGGAGTTAGAAATGAAAGAAGCCTTAGAGTGTGAAGAAAAAAAGAAAGATCCATATGCTTTTGAACTACAAAAACTATATGAACAAGATATAGAAGCATTAGACAATATAATAGACGAACAATAGGAGATAGCTTTGTTAAAAAATCTAGAAGATGTAAAGTTATTTATAGAATGGTGTAAAGAACATAAAGTAAAATCATTTAAAATTGAAGATGTTCAATTTGAGTTATCTGAGTTAGCATTTATAGAAGATGTTAAAGACTATAGTGAAAAATTACAAACAGCAGTAGATGAGTCAAAATTTGAAGAAGATCAACAGAAAAAAGAAGAGGAAGAACTACTATTCTGGTCCTCCAACATTTAGGAGTAAGCTTTGCATTCTGAAATAAATGGAAGTCGATGGTGGTTGGCAAATAAAAATAGTCTATATCAAGAACTATTTTCATATGTAAGTGCTTTAGATAATCGACAACAGTACAGGGCTGCTGATAATCTTAGATTTGCCCGATTATATGGAAACTATGAACAAATGGGTCTTGGAGCCTATAACTACAGTAGAGTGGAGGCTTCTTATGCGGTAACTAACAGAGTAACTCTTAACGTAATTCAATCTCTAATCGACACAGTCGTATCTAAAATAACTAAAAATAAACCTAAAGCAACTTTTTTGACTTCAGGAGGTGATTTTAGTCTACAACGCAAATCTAAAAAACTTACTAAATTCGTAGAAGGTATTTACTCTTATTCAGAGTTTTATGAAAAAGCAACAATGGCTTTTCAAGATGCTTGTATCTTTGGTACAGGCTGTATTAAGATTTTTATAGAAGATGGTGAAATAAAAACAGAAAGAGTTTTTATTAATGAAATTAAAGTAGACGATATTGAATCATACTATGGAAAACCTCGTCAAATTCACCAAGAAAAGTTTATAGAAAAGTCTGTATTAAAGGCAATGTTCCCTAAATTTGAAATGCAAATAGAGTCTGCATCATATCCTGACTCTCAAAGTTACGGTCAAAGTGCTACAGCTAAAGATATGATTAAAGTTATAGAATCGTGGCATCTTCCTTCTGGACCTAAAGCAAAGGACGGTAAACATACAATTTGTATTTCCACAGCTACACTATTTGAAGAAGATTATGAAAAAGATTATTTTCCTTTTATATTCTTTAAATGGGGAGATCGACCTGTAGGATTTTTTGGTCAAGGTCTGTGCGAACAATTACAAGGTATTCAATTAGAAATTAATAAGATTTTACGAACAATACAGGTTTCAATGCACCTAGTGTCTATTCCAAAGCTTCTCGTTGAGGCAAGTTCTAAGATCGTATCCTCTCATTTAAATAACAGAATTGGCGGAGTTATAAAATACGCAGGAACTCCTCCAGCTTATGCTCCTCTAGGCTCTATCCCACCTGATTTATTTTCTCACTTGGATAGACTATATCAAAGAGCTTATGAAATTTCTGGTGTTTCCCAACTTTCAGCTCAATCTTTAAAACCTGCAGGATTAGACTCAGGTAAAGCCCTAAGAGAATTTAATGATTTAGAAACAGAAAGATTTATGTCAGTAGCTAAGAGATATGAAAAGTGTTTTATAAATGCTGCTGAAGTTATAATTGACATGGCTAAAAGTCTTTATGAATCTGAAGGAGATTTTAAAGTTAAGGCTAAAGATGGTAAATTTATAGAAACTATAAGTTGGAAAGACGTAAACATGGATGCTGACAAGTATATGATGCAAATATTTCCAACTTCAGCCCTATCTCAAACTCCAGCAGCAAGATTAGCAGACGTTCAGGACCTATTAGCTGCAGGATTTTTATCAAAAGAAGATGCTCTCAAACTTTTAGATTTTCCCGATCTAGAAGCTTCAATGAATCTACTTAATGCAGATGCTACTAATTTAGAAAAAATACTAGAAACTATGATGGATAAAGGAGAATACTTTCCTCCTGAACCTTATCAAAATCTTGAAAACGCTATTCGTAAAACACAGCAAGCTTATCTAATGTATAAGGTACAGGGTGCGCCCGAAGATCGCTTAGAACTTCTTAGACAGTATATGGAGGATTGCCAAAACTTACTAGAAAGAGCGCAAGAAGAAGTACCAACACCACAACAACTAACACAACAATTAGCAGAGCAGGGGGCAGCCACAGCAGCCGCCAAAGTAGCTGAAAATATTCCAGATGAGCAAAATCTTCTAACTTCCGGTGCCTTAGACCTAAGTGAGGAAGAAGTACCTGTTCCAGAAGAAGAAATAATAGAAGAACAAACTAATATAATAGAAGAACAATAAATAGATCACTAGATCGGGCAATAGCCCAATAAGCTAAAGGAGTTAAAAATGGAAAATGATAGTCATGAGCATCTAAATGATGTGGTAGTGAACCAAGAATCTGAGAATTCTGCTTCTGAAGAGGTTGAATCTTCTTTGGATAGGGCAAATGAGTCTGAAAATACGGATGATTTTTCACGCAAATTTGCCGCTTTAAGTAGAAGAGAAAAGGAAATTAGAGCAAAAGAGTCAGAATATGAGCAAAGAATAGCTGAATTAGAACAAAGATTTGCTTCTAAAGAACCTAAACAGGAACCTGAAATTCCTTTTGATGTTCGATTAAGGCAAAATCCTTTGAAGGCGCTGGAGTCAGTAGGTTTAAGTTATGACAAGTTAACAGAGTTAGCCTTAAATGATGGAAATCTTACTCCTGATATGCAAATGAAGCTAATGCGTGAAGAACTAGAAAGTGACTACAAGTCTAAATTTGAAGATTTAGAAGGTAGATTGCTAGAAAAAGAAAGAAATGATGAAGAAAGAAGATATGACGAAATTCAAATGGGTTTTAAAGATGAAATAGAATCCTTTGTTAATTCTAATAGAGAGAATTTTGAACTAATAGAAGCAAACGAAGCAACCGATGTAGTTTATGACGTAATTGAAGAACACTACAATGAAACAGGCAAAATCTTAAATATTGAAGAGGCTGCCTCCGCAGTAGAAAGTTATTTAGAAGATGAAACTGAAAAGATTCTGAAACTAAATAAAGTTCGTTCCAAGTTTAGTGCAAGGAATGATGAGCAAGAACCTCAAAGACAGTCGCAAGTAACCCTGTCGAACGCCCACTCTGCTCAGGCGAATGAAAGAGTAGACAGACAGTTATCAGAAGAAGAATCAAAGAGAGAAATGGCACGAATGTTACAATGGGATGAATAATAACTTAAACTTAAAGGAGTTTTAAAATGGCACTCAATATGACAACTTTTGCTGCAGCCTTAAAGCAGCATTACACAGATGAAAAAATCGAAAACATGGTCTATAAGGATAATCCATTCTTAGCTATGATTTCAAAATACGAAGATTTCGGTGGAGAAAACCTTAAGCTTCCTGTAAAATACGGGATTCCAATGGGTCGATCTGCTACTTTTGCCGATGCTGTAGCTAATAAATCCGCTTCACAGCTTAAGGCATTTTTACTAACCCGAAAAGCCGACTACGCTATTGCGTCAATCGCTAACGAAACTATAGAAGCCTCTAAAGGTAATGCGAATGCATTCATTGAAGCTGCTACTTTCGAAATTGATGGTGCAATTGAATCCGCTACTCGTTCTCTTGCTGTATCTCTTTTTGGAGATGGATCAGGTTCTATCGGTGTTATCGGTTCTATGTCTACTACTACTGCTTCTAATGATACTATTACTTTAGCTACTATTCAAGATATTACTAACTTTGAAGTTGGTATGCAATTGAACTTTGGTACAGCTACCGTTAACAAAGAAGTTAGCAGCATTAATAGAGATACTGGGGTTTTTATCTTAGACGCTGCTTCAGGTGGTACTACTACCGAAGCTATTTACGTTGATGGAGATAAGGACAACATGCTTAAAGGTCTTAGTGGATGGCTTCCTTCTACTGCTCCTACTTCTGGAGATTCCTTCTTTGGAGTTGATAGAAGTGCTGATTCTACTCGTTTAGCTGGTATAAGATTCGATGCTTCCTCACTTCCTTTGGAAGAAGGTCTTATCGGAGCTGCTGCTAGAGTTGCTAGAGAAGGCGGAAAACCTGATGTTTGTTTCTTAAACTACTCTAACTTTGGTGATCTAGAAAAGGCTTTGGGATCAAAGGTTTCCTATGTTGACGTAAAAGTTAATCCTGAAATTGGATTTAGAGGCATTTTGATTCATGGACCTAGAGGACCTATTAAGGTTATTCCTGATCAAAACTGCCCTAATGGTGTAGCTTACATGTTACAAATGGATGTTTGGAAACTTTACTCTCTTGGTAAAGCTCCAAAAATTTTAGATTCTGATGGACTTAAGTTTCTTAGAGAATCAACGGCTGATGCTGTTGAAGCTAGGATTGGTTACTATGCCCAATTAGGATGTAGAGCGCCTGGCTTTAATGTTAGAGTCGGTTTATAATTTTTAATACGGAGGGGTCACATTGGCTCCTCTTTTTTGCTGCGTGGTAATGCCACTCAGACTAAAGGAGAAATAAAATGGCTAATCGAAATTTTAATAGGCTACAAGCCTTAGATAAAGAAGTTAAGTTTTTATTTTTAACAGCTACTATTGGAAGTGGGGGAGATCCTACATTGAATGAGAGTAAAAGTGTTGGCATCAAGTCTATCAGTGATACTGCTGTAGGAGAATATGATATTACTTTAGGAGTTCCAGGTGGGTCTGCTGATAAATATCCTTCTCTTCTATTTGTTCAGTGTTTTCTTACTGACTCTGCTGCTATATCAACTGGTGGAGGAGTAAGTTTCCAAATAGAAGCTGAAACTGTATCTAGTGACGGAGTAATTAAACTTTTTGCTCTAGATAAAGACGGTGCTATAGCTGAAATTAGAAGTGGTGATGTTCTTCAAGTAATGATCGTTGTTAAAAACTCTAACCAGCCTGGTGTTGGTGTAAGTTAAGGAGTAGATCATGATGATGATGGGACCTAAAAAAGACAAAGGCGGTCTTGTAGTAGCTATCATGGAAAAAATGAAAGATCATTACAAGAATGGCAAAGAGTCTAATGAAAATTTTGTTGAACATGAAGAAAAAGAAGAGCATGAAGCTTATGATAAATACAAGGAAGAGGTAGATGGTATCTTTAAAGGTCTTGAGGAAAAAGACAAAGAACTATTTTCTAAATCTTTAAAAATGTTTATAAAAAAATGTGTTAAAGACGATTACTAGTTGGGGGGCTAACGCCCTCCTCTTTTTGGGGGTTTTATGGCGGCTATAACTGAAAGTGCCTTAGTAGAAAGAGTACGACAAAGAGCAGACATGCAATCCAATCTTTTTGTTTCGGATATTGAAGTACAGACTTATATAAATGCAGCGATTTCAGAATTACATGATATTCTTATCCAAACATACGGACAAGATTATTATGTTAGTACAACTATTTTCGCTACTGAAGCAGGAACAGATAGTTACAGTCTTTCTACTAAAGTGGGTACAGACTTTTACAAACTTAGAGGAGTGGACGCTCAACTTAATGGTTCGGAGTATTTTGCACTTAGTCCATTTAATTTTAATGAAAGAAACTTATATCAGAATTGGGGATCTTGGAGTTTTACTGATTTAACTAATGTAAGGTATAGAATGGTTGGAGGTAATTTAGTTTTCTCTCCTAAACCTGAAGGAGTTACTAATGTAAGAGTTTGGTACATACCAACTGCTCAACAGTTTAATAGTGCAACTCCAGCTACGTCTACTACAACTTTTGACGACTATAACGGTTATGCAGAATATGTAGTTGTAGATGCAGCTATAAAATGTTTACAGAAAGAAGAAAGCGATGTTAGCGTACTTAGGGCGCAAAAAATAGAAATGAAACAAAGAATAGAGGAAGCTGCTAATAATAGAGATGCTGGCTCTCCACTATCAGTAACAGATATTTATGTAGCTAATAATGAATTTTGGTTTACAAGGACTACTTAATGACCTTGCGTAGATTTAAAAAAGTTTATGCCCCACAAGAATCTACTATTGCTAGAGAGTTTAATAATTTACAAGATAATATAGAGCAATCAGTTAATCCTGTTATAGATGCTCAAATAATAAATGGAGTTTATCTAAAAGAAATAGACTTAACAGGAAGTGCAGATAATTTAATAGAACATAAACTTGGAAGAGAGCCATTGGGTTTTGTAGTAGTAAGAAAGTTTGCTGCTGGAGATATTTATGAATCTCTTACTGACTCAAGTGGTAATAGTTATGACAGAAAAAAGTTTATTAATTTCCAAGTATGAACAAGCATGTCTAACGTTTACTTTTGGATATTTTAGGAAATAACTATGGCTGAAACATCAATAACAACTTATATGAACCTAGTTCTTCCTACACCAGGGCAACGACTAGGACCAACATGGGCTAGTGATATTAACACAGCCTTAACTCGAATTGATCAACATGATCATTCTACAATAGGAAAACAACTTGGATCTTCTGCTCTAAAGATAGATGCTGATCTTAGTTTTACTGATTTGGCTTCCACGGCTGCTGTTGCCTACGCTGCTACTAATGTGAAATACTCAGGCTATAGTTCTCAGGCTACTGCCTTAAGTAGTACAAGTTTTCCAAGCTCGGTTTATGTAGCTTCGGGAGAACTTTATTATAACGATGCTGCTGGTAATCAAGTTCAATTAACAAGTGCAGGTGCAGTAAGCTCTACAGGAGTATCAGCAATTCAATTTGCCTCTACTACTGCTGCTCTTTCTGGTACGGCTACTATTACAGTTACAGACGATCTATCTTATTATTACTGTGATACTTCCACAGCCGGAGTTACGGTAACACTACCTTCAGCCGGAGATTCTGCAGCAGGAAGATTCTTCTTAGTAAAAGATTCTACAGGAACTGCGGCTACAAATAATATTACAGTAACTGCTTCAGGAACTGATACTGTAGATGGTGCAGCAACTTATGTAATATCCTCTAACTATGGCTCGGCTATGATTATTTCTAGAGGAAATAGTGTAGCTTTTGATGTCGTTTAGGAGAAGTTATGCCTTTAGTTAAGCAGTCTTTACCTCTTTCACTTAATCAGGGTATCAATACTAAAGTTGATCCAAAACAACTTCCGTTTGGTCAATTTAAAAATATAGAAAATGTTTCTTTTGATAAAGAAAGAGAGTTTAATAAAAGATTCGGATATGAAGAAATTCTAGGAAAACAAATTGGAACTTCTAATAATCAAGCTATTATTGGTGTAGCTAAGTCTAAAGACCAGCTCTTATGGGTATCTAGAGATCAAGTTTATAGCTATAGCGAAGGTTCTAAAGTTTTTCAAAATGAAGGAAGTTATGATGCTATAGTTCCTGAATCTGAAATTGTAATCCAAAATGGTAAAGAACAATCAGAGTTGCAATGTGTTTATTTAGAAAATTATAAAATTTTTACTTATCTTGTAGCTGGTGTTTTAAAAATATCTATTGTGGATAATATAAGTAACTCTTATATAGTCTACGATACCGCTGTTCCTGATGTAGCATCATCGGGAAGTACAAATAGTCTTAGACTGGAAATATTTGAAAATCAAGTTTATATCTTTTATATAGACGGTTCGGCTGTTCTTAAGTATAAAGTCTTTGATCTTTTAGGATATTTAAATAGAGAATTAGATTTCGATAGCGGAGCTGGTAAGGCTTTTACTTCTGAAACTACTATAGCTACCTTAGCCTCCGATAAAAGATTTGATGTAGCTGCAGGTTCTATCTCTATTATAGTAGGTTATTTTGATAATTCAGCTAGTGAACTTAGATTTGCTTTAAGAAAAATACAAGAATCTGGCTTTGCCGTTGATAAAGATCCATTTACTGTATCAGTAACTCCTCATGATGCTATTGATTTGCATCTCGATCTCTATGGCAAAACTATTGTAGTTACTGCAAATGGAAGTGGAGTTGTTAAGTTAGCTATTCTTGGTGCTGATGCTACTCAAGTTAAGGCTCCTACTACTATAGAGGACGTTACTTCAGCAGGTTTTCATTCTGTCAGAAATATTACATGCTCTAGTATTGATGGGTTTGACTATAAATTATTTTATCAAGTTTATCAACTAAGCCCTTCAGTTTATAATATAAACTCAGGCACAACTGGTGGATCTACTGCTGCTACTCTAGACTACACTTGGTCAAATTACCATGTTAGAGGCAGTACTTATGACTATACTGCAGGTACGGCTGGAACTGCCTCAACCTTAATGAGAGGAGTGGGGTTAGCCACAAAATCTTTTATTCAAGATCAAAATATTTATATAAATGTTATAAGAGAAACAGAGCTTTATGCTACTTACTATGTAGCTAAATCAGACGGCTCTATACAGTCTAAAATTAGCCAAAATACAGGTGGAAGTTTACTAAACTCAACACGACGAAGAGCTGGAAGTTCTACAATGTTTTCTAACTATTCAGCAACCAATGTTAATGCTAATTATGTTATACCAAGCCTTAGTGGTGTTTCTGAAATTACAACTGAAAAGTTTTTACTTAATACAAAAATACAAGGTATAATAGAAAGTGGAACATTAGGAACTACTAACTACTACTCTCTTTATGGTGTTAATAGCAGTATTTTAGATTTTAGTAATGAAATTGTTAATCAGACTGAAGAACTAGCGGAAAACTTACACTTTTCAGGTGGTCAAATTAAATTATATGATAATAATGTTTTAGTTGAAGAAGGATTTAACTATCCTCCTGAGATTTTAACTATAGGTGCCTTAGCTGCTGGTACAGCCGGAGATCATACGTTTGCTCGTCCTGCAGCATCGGATACTGATACCTATTACTATAAGGCTCATTATGTTTGGACTGATGCTCAAGGAAATTTACATCGTTCAGGACTATCTAATCAATTTAGTTGGGACTATGCCCACACATCTACTGATGCTTATATTCTTTCAGCAGAAGTTTTTATTCCTAGTTTGCCTCTTACACAAAAAAGTAATGTTTATGTAGAACTATATAGGACAGTTAAGAACGGTACTTTATTTTATAAATTAAATGCAGATAGTAGTGCTACTAAATCTCAAATTTTTGATCCTATTCTTAATCAACCTGATGCAGATTTTATATCCTTCTTGGATAAAACTCCTGACTCAGCCCTAACTAGTAATGAAGTCCTTTATACTACAGGTGGAGTATTGGAAAACATTAGTCCTCCATCTTGCTCCATAATAGCTAGTTTTAAAAACCGTTTATTTTTAGCAGGATTAGAAAATAAATTAGAACTTCAATTTTCCAAACTATTAAGTTCTAAAGTCGGAGTTGAGTTTAATGATACTCTTAGCATCTTGGTATCTCAGGTTGGAGGAGATGTTATAGCTCTGAAGGCTATGGATGATAAGCTTATAATTTTTAAAGAAAATGCATTATTTTACTTGGCAGGAGATGGACCCAATAACTTAGGGCAGCAAGATACATTTATTGAACCTCAACTTATATCCTCAGATGTGGGTTGTAGTGTAAAAAACAGTGTAGTTTTAACCCCTGCAGGACTCTTTTTTAAGTCTAGTAAGGGTATTTATCTCCTAACTAGATCATTAGCTCTTAATTATATTGGCGCTCCTTTAGAAGATTATAATGACTTAACAATTACTAAAGGGGATATTTTCCCTAAAGAAAATGAGGTTAGGTTTTTAACTTCGGATGGATCAGCCCTAGTTTATAACTATTATCGAGGTTTTTGGTCCTTATTTAGCAATCATAGAGGGGATAGTTCGGTTGTAATAGGAGATAATTACTATTATGTTCATAAAGATGGAAACAGTAATAAACTATTTAAACAGGATTCTAGCTATAGTGATGCCGATAGTCCCATAAATATAGTGGCAGAAACAGGATGGATAAATCCCTTTGTTGCTCAAGGAGCTATGAGAGTTTATAGAGTCCTGCTTTTAGGGAAATACTATTCTCCTCATAGACTTAAGGTTAGTATAGCATACGATTTTGATGATAACTATTCTCAATTTAAGCTTATAGATGTTAATAGTTATACAGAAGTTTATGAATTTGGAGATCCTGCTACGTTAATAGAATCTACCGGAGTTACTAAAGGCTATTATGGAGATCCTGGAGGCACTACAGGCTCCTACACTACAGCCATTGCTTATGGTGGTAAAAATGCTCAACAATATCAGGTTAGGGTTGACTTTGACAAGCAAAAATGCGAATCTTTTAAGATAAAAGTGGAAACTGTTCAAGGTTCAGGAGAGTTGGGTAGAGGTGTTAGTTTATCGGAAATGACCTTTGTTGTAGGTAATAAAGGAACAGAATATAAGATTAAACAGGGTAGAATCTTTGGAACAAGTTAGAGGATTTATGAGTCATTATGCTGATTATAGAAAAGAATGTTATGATATCCATAGTTATGAGGATGAAAATGGATTTTTTGCAGTAAAAAGTTTTGAAGATGAAAAAAGACTACATATAGAAGATATGTGGATAAAACCAGAAATAAGAGACAAAAAAATAGGACAAGAATATCAAGATAGAATATTTGAAAAAGCAAAAGATATTGGATATAAAAAAGTAAGTTGTTCGGTTTATGTTAATAATAAACATGCAAATGAGACTTTAGCTAAATTCCTACATAATAAATGGAGATTAGCATGGTTAAATGGTGACTATATTGTACTGATTAAGGACGTATTATGAAAAAACCAATTTTAAAAGGACCCAAATTAATAGCAGTAGGACCTCTTAAATGCTTTAAAGGTGGTGGAAGCTCTGGTGGAAACTCCGGTGGAGGTAGTAATAAACCTAAAAGTGGAGGCAAAGGTGGAGGAGGTGGTTCAGGTGGCTCAAAGAAAAAAGCTACGCCTTCTACGGCTGCTGAAAGAAGAGGTGAATATGGTGAACATGGAAGAGAGATGGATGATGGAAAGACTGATGTTCAAGGAGGTTCTAGAGGTAAGTTTGAAAGAGATTTAGCTAAAGAAGTAAAAAAAGGGGAAATGAAAAGAAAAATATTCGGAGGACTTATTGGAGCTGCTGCTAGTCCTTTAGCAGGTAAGGCTTTTGACAAAGCTACTGGACCCTATTCAGAATCTGATGCAGCAGCACATATGGCAGGAGAAGGTCCTAAGCCTCCTAGAGGAAGTGGGGGTCCACGACATGGAGGAAGTGGAGGCGTATCTCATAGAGGTCCTCAGATTCTCCCTAGTGGAGTAGTAGTTCCTGCAGGTAAGCCTTCACCAGAAGAACCAAAGCCAGAAGTTCCAAAAACTCCATCTCAAATGACTGAAGCCGAGTTAGAGGCTATGTTAGCAAAACGTGCTAGAGGTGAAGATTCTATCGTAGAAAAAGAAGCTAAATTAGCTCGTGAACGTGGGTTAGCCCAACAGCTTTCATCTATAAGAGGAGCAAGAGGAGCTACAGCAGGACAAAAACTCAGAGCCTTACAAAGAGGTGGCTCTAAAATGGGCGTAGAACTAGGCGCTCAAACTGCAATAGCTAAGGCTAAAGAGCAAGAAGCTAATCAGAAAGCTTTATTAGCTCATAAACGTGGAGATCGTGAAGCTGCTGAAAAATATGCTCACTTAGCAGGAAGTCATGCTTATAAGTATGGCTCTCAAGGAGCGCCAAGTGCTGTCGATGCTCAAAAAGTAAAAAGAGATCAGTTTGGAAACATATTAAAAACAGGAAAAAAAATATACGATGTAGGTAAAGGCTTAGGCTCTGCATTTGGTTGGTGGGAAGAAGGTGGTAAAGTTGAAGGTCCAGGTACAGAAACTTCGGATTCTATTTCTGCTAAACTATCGGATGGAGAATTTGT